TGAGCTAAAAAGTTAGGACCCTGAAACTTAGTCTCTAGATCCGTCATTTGTTGGTAGAAACGCTTCCATGTACGCAACCTGCGGGTTTTGGCATGAGCTGGCCAACCGATCATCCGTCGATCAATTAGTGCTTTTAAGTGTTTCCAGCGCTTGGATTGCTCCGGCTGGCTACTGCCTATGGCATGAACTTCTGCCCTAGGAAGAAGAAGTTTAAGTCTTTGAGCTACCGCATCACCTACGCCGTTAGCGTCTACGCCTACGGCTAGAACATCGTAGTTGTTAAGGAAGTTAATGATCTGAAAGTATTGATCTTCCCAGTCGTCTCCTTGAATCTCAAGCCAATTTAAAACTCTATGGTCAAAGTAACCAAACTCGTCAGGGCGATCCCAATCAACCCAAACAACTGTAACTACTGTGGAGTCCAGTTTACGAGCCGGATCAATTCCAACTACCACAGGAGTTCTATGCCAAGCTTTAACTGTTTCTTGTGATGTATCTCCAAGTTCGTCCATGATTGCAGATGAAACGAACATACCTCGCTCAAGCAACCATTTACAAGAATATGACATCTGGAACTCATCAGAATCCTCGCCAATGCGAAGCATTTCTTTTTTAATAAACTTTCCATAGTTCGGGTTTACTTTTGCGACCTCTCTCCAGTCCCACTCGTAGTGATTTTGGCGAGCGCTCTTACTTGTTTGCCTACGCTTGTTTAATTGAATAGATCTATAAAAGTTGTTTTTAGTTGTAGTAGGAGTTCCTGTCTTTACCATCGTACCTGAGTAATACGCCAACATAGGGGAGATAGACTTAGATACAACAAAGTCGTCTGCTTCTTGACACTCATCAATAACTACAAGATGGAAAGACTTAGACTCAATTTTAGCTCTAGGGTTAGCAGTCATCATCATGAGGCTACTACCTGAGTTTTTTAATTTAATCTGCCGTGTAACGCCAGGCACTTTACCTAGTGAGTCATCAATCTCTGGGTCTCCAAGAATCTCAAGCGCTCGCTCACTTGTAAGCCTGTTTACTGTACGACCAAAAAGAGTTTCAACCTGACCTTCAACAGGAGCAAACATTCCAATCCAGATTCCATCTTTGAAACGACCAAGAAGTTCTGGATACATCTTAGCTAAACGAGGAAGTAAAACCATAAGTGTTGCTACTGTATTCGCAATAGTTTCAGACTTACCTGACTGGCGAGCAGCAAGTGCAGTTACTTCTTCACCATCATTAATGATTACAGACTCAATTACGCGTCTGGCAAGAGGTAGTTGATATGGGTGAAGTTCGTGCCCTACAAGGGCAGTCATAAATTCAATACAACGATCAATGAGTTTTTTTACAAACTCTCTAGAGAGTTCGTCTAACTCTTCTTCAACATCCTCTTCTAAAGGTTGTTCAAGATCCTCATCAGGAAAGAACTCTTCTTCGTCTTCGTACGCGGAATCATTAATCATATTTTCCTAGTTTATGGAAAAACAAAAAGCCTTGGGTATGTAAACCCAAGGGCTCTTTGCTGCCGCCATACGGGGAGAGAAGAGAGAGGCAAGGCAAATCTTAGCATAATGTAGACAAAGCTACTATTTAGTGCTTCGTTTATAAAGCTCTTCGACGACAGCATGTAAAGCTTCTGCTCCATTTCTGGCTTCATCTAAATAGACTTTTTCTCGGCTTTTTTGATAACTGGACAGGCACTTTCCAACTTCATAGATCGCCTGATCAATCCACATTTCCAGCTCAGCTGTTGGGATCCTAGAGACCCGTTTTGCTATTTTTTCAGAGAAAGGTTTATCCCAGTCTTTATCCTTAAAAAGCTTCATGGTATGCCCCGTCCTCTGGAGACCAAACTTTTCTTGCCCGAAGGGCGTTACCGACTAACAGATCAATATCTTCGTCGGTTAAAAGGTGTGGATCTTTTACGGTCTTAAATAAAAGACCTAGATAAAACCCCGGCTTTGTAAAGGGGAATCTAAATACTAAACAACGACCAGATCGATAGGGAAAGTCTGTTTCTTGGGTGCGACCAAGTTCTACAATAGGAAGGGCTTTGCGGTGGTAATAATTAAGTTTCCCTAGATATATCGGTCCCAGTGTTCTCATTTGATTCCTCAGTAGTTCTCGTATAAGCGGGGCTGTTCTGTATGCTACTTGCTATCTGGGCAGTATAACTAATCTGCTCCTTTAGCGACTCCGGCATGTCTGCAACACTTGCCGGTCCCATATCTGACCAACCATCTAACCCAGAAGATCTCAAGTATCTTCCTGTAGACGGGCTGTTCTTTAGCCCTAGCCACATATTAGTAGGAACATTATTGTACTCCCACCATGTGCCATCTCTAAATACCACAATTAGTTTGTTAACTTCAGGGGCATACGCGACCACAAGAGCTCGTGGTCTGCCTGGGTTTATTGTTGGAGCAGAGCGCATTTCACCGCGGTTTACCTGAGGCTCTGGGGCTTTGCTCACATCATTTGGAATAACAACTTCAGTGTCTTTCCATTTAGCCGCAAACCGATCCTCATACCCAAGTTTTTCTTGGGCTCGAAGGATTAAGTTAAGCTTTTTATTTGCTGAGTCATCGGTTGGGCCATACTTTAAAGCTCTGCCTTTGTACTTTGGCATTAGTCCTCACACCTATGATTTTCTTTTTCAGAGTCTAGATTATCCGCATCAGCAGGAGCCTCTTTAGCTTCTGCTTTCTTCTTAGCTGGGGCAGCCTTTTCTACAGGAAAATGTCCAGCCAAGGCGCGATCTTGTAACCATGTAGGCAAGCAGGTCGCGCAGTAGTTAACTGGGTTAACGCCAGGATCAGCTACTGTGTAAGCCGCATCGTTAGAGCAGTTATCGCACTTCATTGGTTCTCCTTTTCTTCCCATAATTCTATCTTAAAAAAGCAATAAGGCGGGCATTGAGCCCGCCCTACTGATTTAATGCTTACTTCTTTTTAGCCTTCTTGGCTTCTGCATCAAGCTTCTTGGTTACTTCACCTGCAAGCGATGCGGCCACACGACCAAACGCCGGATCCTTCTTATTTGCCCAACGTAGTGCAACTGGGATCACGGATGCCCAAAGGGCGTTTGCAACCAGTGTCCATTCACCTGAACCAAACTCTAGTGGTGATGCGATTCCGCTGGTTTGAGTAACAATTACGATCGCGCCGATAATCTGACCGAGCAAGTTACGGGCATACGATTCAATTGCTGCTTTATTCATATAGCTCCTACTTCTTTACTTGACCGCAGGTTGGGCACACTTGTGGTGCTTCTGCGGGGGCAGCAGCCTCTGCTGCTTCTTTGAACTTTGGACGGCCAAAGCCCACGATAGATACCATAACATTCTTTGGGTTCTTTTTCCAAGCGCGAAGCTTAAGGCAGACTTCTCCGCCATTGCGCTGGTCACCCTTCTTGTCTGGGCTGGTATTGCCCTCAATTACTAGACAGGTGCCATCTTTCTTTACGGACTTCACGATACCCACATGGCTGATCCGATCAACGCCATCTGCTGGGAAATCAAAATAGGCGATATCTCCTGGCTGTGGGTCATCTTCGTGCCAGCGTCCAGCCTTCTTAAAAGCATCAGCTCCAGAAGGAGTGTAAACGGTATTAGGTACCTTTACGCCAGCTTCATTCGCGCACCACATAACAAAGCTTCCGCACCATGGTTGGAAGTTAGCTTTTGTGTAGGCGCCATACTTTGTTTCATTGTCTTTTGGACCTTCAACGGTTCCAACTTCTTGCTCAGCCTCTTCAATCAGGCGAGCGGCTGTTCCTAGATCTGCCATTATTTGCTACCTCTTTTTTTAACGAGTAATCCGTAAATCTCATCAACTCGAATTTCAAGTCTGTCAACTTTTGAGTCAAGTTCGTTAACTTTATCTTTGATCGAGCTTCCACCGTTCGGTTTAAGTTCTGCTAGATAATGTTTGACCAGCCATTTGACTCCAAGAGCCGCTGATCCTAATACGCTGATTAATGTGGCTACGAAGCCAAGCCAATCTATTGGGGACACTCTATACACCCATTCTGTCAAAAAGTCAATAGTTTTACCTTAGCAGAATGGTTGTCCGAATAAAATCACATAAGATCTACGCATAAATTACAGCATTAGAATACACGCGTGTCATAATAAAAAATATATATTTTTTACGCTTGACACCGTTTGTAAAGCCTGTGCTAAGGTTGAACCTGATAAGCCACCAGTGATGGTGGCTTTTCGGCACTGAGAGGAGCAGAAATGCTTAATATCAGAAAAGAAGATATGGCAGGAATGGCGGTGCTAGCGGTGTATGGATTAGTTCTAGGAGCTCTTCCACACGCGCTCGCGGCTAATGTAATACCTGAGCCCAAAGTAGCTGAGGTAGTCGTAGTTGATCCGCTGGACGAGTTTAGGAACGCTAAGTCGCTAGACGGCGCGGAACTAAAGTCTCTGCTTAAGGCAGTCGGTTTTGAGGGAAAATCCCTCAGGGTTGCCTGGGCAGTTGCCATGAAAGAGTCAAACGGTCGCCCATTAGCTCATAATGACGATCTAAGTACGGGGGACAACTCTTACGGGATATTCCAGATCAACATGCTTGGTCAACTTGGAATAGATCGACTAGAGAAGTTTGACCTAAAAGCTAATAAGGATCTCTACGATCCAGTAACAAACGCGCAGATTGCTTACCATATGACCGCTGGTGGAAAAGACTGGTCGTCTTGGAAAATCAATCCCGAAGCAAGTAACGGACAACGATACGACTCCTTTTATGAGGAGTTTCCAAAAGGAAAATAATGTACGCAAAAATAGCCGCACCAACCTTTGATGGCACCCAGCCATGTAAAGGAATGAACACG